CTCATTTATAAAAAAAATGGCCTGAAAACACCTGTTAATTAACAAAATCTGCTCAAAAAATAGGCAAATTGCTATGTCGCTTAATGATAAACAGGAATTGTTCGCGCTTAGTGTCGCGGCGGGGCTGAATCAGACGGAAGCCTGTATTAATGCGGGCTACAGCAGGAATGGTGCAGCTGCTGCTGCATGTCGGTTAATGAAAAATCAGGCCGTTTTAGCGCGCATTGAGGAGCTGAAAAAGCAGCAAAATGGACTTAACAAAAATATTAACAAAATTGTTAACAATGATGTTAATACGGATGTTAATTCTGTTAATCCTGTTAAGTCTGTATCACCACCCAGTGATGATCCTTTACAGTTTTTGTTAAAGGTAATGAATGATGAAGATTTACCGCCAAAGTTAAGGGTTGATGCCGCTAAAGCATTGATGCCTTATAAGCATGGGCGTATTGGTGAGACCGGCAAGAAAGAAGCGGCAATGGATTTTGCGATTGAGAAATCACGCGCGGGCGGATTATCGGCACGTTTAGAGCAAAGAGGTTTGAAAAAGGTGAAATAAATGGCTGATTGGGTAACAGCCTGCCCTGACTGGGAAGAGCGGATTGTTAACCGGAGGTCACTAATTCCATGTACTCCGCTGTTTCCCGAAGTGGCAGAGATTGCTATTGAAGTATTTGGTGATTTAATAGTTCCTGATATGACTGGGTTGCCAAGAATGCGCGAGGTTATGCCGCCTTGGGTGCTTGATTTTGTCGGTTCTATTTTTGGCGCGCTTGACCCGTATGCGCAGCGGAGATTAATCAAAAAGTTCTTTTTACTGATTAGCAAGAAGAACGCTAAATCAACCATTGCCGCAGGAATTATGATAACTGCGCTTGAACTGAATGAGCGTAATTTAGCTGAGGCTATTATTCTGGCTCCAACGAAAGAGGTGGCTGATAATTCGTTTAAACCCGCTGCTGGTATGATTGAGTTTGACCCTCAAATGAAGGATAAATACAACATATCCAAGCATACAAGGACAATAACGCATTTAGCTACTAAGTCCACTTTAAAAGTCGTGGCAGCGGACGATAAAACAGCAGGCGGGTTGAAAGCTGCCTTTGTTCTGATTGATGAAATGCATTTATTCGGTGCGATGGCCAATGCGGAATCAGTCATTAAAGAGGCTACTGGCGGGCTAATGTCAAAGCCTGATGGTTTTTTGATTATTTTATCAACGCAATCCAAAGAACCACCTGCAGGTGTGTTTAAAACAGAACTGGAATACGCCCGATCAGTAAGAGATGGTAGTACGGCAGATGGCAAAGAACTGGTTGATAAAACCTATTTACCGGTTTTGTATGAGTTTCCGGCTTCACTCATTAAATCGGGAGCATACAAAAAGCCTGACAACTTCTATATAACCAATCCAAGCCTTGGCTACTCGGTAGACGAGGCTTTTTTGATTAGTGAGTACCGGCAGGCCGAGCTAAAAGGCGAGCAGACGCTGATTGAGTTTGAGGCTAAGCATTTAAACAAGGAGGTTGGGCTAAATTTACGCTCAGACCGTTGGAGCGGTGCGGATTACTGGCTGGCACAGTCGGACGATACGTTGACGCTGGATACATTGCTGAGCCGCAGCGAGGTGGTAGTGATAGGGCTTGATGGTGGTGGTAATGATGATTTATTTGGTTTGGCCGTGGTTGGCAGGGAAAAAGGCACTCAACGGTGGTTAACTTGGTGCTATGCGTGGGCTAACCCGCCGGTGCTGAACAATCGCAAGGATATCCTGCCACAACTGGAAGGCTTTGTTAAAGACGGGGATATGACCTTTTGCCAGAACGTGGGTGATGATCTGAAAGAAGTGGCCGAAATATGTTTAAAGGTTGGTCAGACTGGTTTGCTGCACTCTATAGCGGTAGACCGCTATGGCATGGAGCCGGTATTACAAACCATTCATAATAAATTTATTGACAATGGCTATGCTTTCCATCCGGATGGCTTGTTTAAAGCGATATCGCAGGGCTTCAAAATGACTGGCACTATCAAGGCCACAGAGCGGGCTCTGGCCAGTAAAGAGATGTGGCACGCCAATCAGCCTCTGATGAATTGGAATGTCGGGAATGCACGTGTTATTCAATCAGGTAACGGTATTCAGGTAACTAAACAGTATGCTGGCTTTGCCAAGATTGACAGCCTGATGGCGCTATTTGATGCGGTGGCGGTAATGGCGACTAATCCGGCATCGCGATACAGCGGCGGAATCGATTCTTTTTTGGATAATTTCATAATAGGTTAGATAAATGGCTAATTTGCAGGATGTAGGCTTTTTCCGCCGTATTGTAAATGCTTTCAGGTCTCAGTTAAGGCTAGGCAAAGGCGAGAGTATTTCGCTGAATGACAGCGCGTCATCTGTCAGTGGTGTTCTGGTGACGCCCGAAAAAGCGTTAAAGCTTTCGGCGGTATGGGCATGTATTAATTTGCGCTCCGGGCTGGTATCTACCTTGCCTTTTGCATTGAGAACAGCAGATAAAAAGATTGCCACTGAGCACCCTTTATATGACATTTTCCGCTATGCACCCAATGCCGATATGAATCCCAGTGATTTCTGGCAGGCGTTGATGACCTCAATAGACCTGCAAGGCAATGCGTTTGCGGAAATTAAACGTAAAGGGGAGCGGATTATATCGCTGGAAGTCCTTGACGCCACCAGAATGAAAATAACCCGCCTGCAAGGGGGTGAGGTGGTGTATGAATACGATGAAGGAGATGGAACGCGCAAGTTGCCGGACAGAAATATTTTTCACCTGAAAGATTTTACGCTGGACGGCATAACAGGGCTTTCGCCGCTTACTTATGGCGTAGAAACACTGGGGCTGCAAATCCATGCTAACGATACTACAGCACACGATTACAAAAACCGCTTTAAAGGCCGTGATGTGATCGTATATAGGGGTACGGGACAAGGTGGGGCGCCGGTATTGACTGAAGAACAGCGTAAAAAAACCCGCAAATGGCTGCAAGAGTTTTCGGCTGCAAGTGAAGCGGGGAGGACTCCGATAATGGAAGCAGGTTTTGATATTGTGAACAGGGCTCCATCCTTAAGTCCAATTGATGCGCAACTGCTTGAGTCGCGCCAATTTGGTATTGAAGAAATTTGCCGCTGTTTTTCAGTACCGCCTCAACTAATCGGGCATACCAGTAAATCATCCAGTTGGGCATCCAGTTATGAAAATACTGTACTCAGTTTTCAGGCGTTCACAATAGTGCCGAAATTGCAGCGCATTGAGCAAACGATAACACGTAAATTACTTAGCCCAGCAGAGCGCAGAATTTATGAACCTAAATTTAATACTGAGGGGCTGCTGCGCGCTTCTCCGGCTAGTCGCGCTAGCTTTTATACATCAATGGTGCAAAACGGGATTTATTCACGTAATTATGTTCGCGATCTTGAAGATTTGCCGGCGGTTGATGGTGGTGATGAATTAACTGTACAGCTTAATATGGGTACGTTGAATCATGCAGCAAATGAAACATTAAAGAGGCAGGAATAATGCAGACAAAACGTCTTGATATGCCGCTTGAAATTAAATCCGTCAAAGAAGACGGTTTTTTTTCAGGTTATGGTTCGATAAATGGCAATATAGATTCTTATGGCGATGTAGTAGTGCCGGGGGCGTTTGCAAAGTCGCTGGCGGAATGGAAAGCCCGCGACCGAATGCCGCCAGTGTTATTCAATCATGACTGGAATACGCCTATTGGCTGCTATACCAAACTGGTTGAAGATGAACGAGGGCTGTATGTCGAGGGTAAATTGCTAATCGACCAGATAGAAAAAGCGCGGGAAATGCATGCATTATTGCAGGCCAAGGCGATTGATGGCCTGTCTATTGGTTATAGCATCATACGGCAGGAATACGACCGGGAAGCAGATATCAACAAATTGATAGAAGTAAAACTATATGAAATATCCGTTGTTATTTTTCCAGCTAATCCGGAAGCCAGGGTGGACTATGTCAAGCATGATTATGGCTTACCCTCATCCGAACGGTTCAAAGCGTTGTTAATGCAAAACGGATTTAATGCAAAACAGGCCGCTGTCATTCACGACAGCGGTTTTTTTTCGTTGTCACAAAAGGCAACACCAACCAACCACGTGTCTGAAATAGACGAAGTTATACGAATTTTAGGAGCTAACTAAATGCCTGATGTAAATGAAACCAAAGCAGTTGAACTGGCTAAAATGCTGAAAGAAAAGCAGGAAGCGGTTAATAAGGCAGTTGACGAAGTCAAGGGAATTGGCGAGGAGCTTAAAGGCAAGCTTGCGAAAGGTGACAAAGTTACCGAAGAACTTAAAAACGATGTTGACAAACTGCTGACCGAAGTTAACGGCCTGAAGTCGCAAGTGCATGATATGGAACAGGCGCAAGCGCGCAATCCTGTCACCCCTGA